CTCTAACCTCTAAACAGTTGTTTACAACATCAAGGCTGACATCTTCACTTGTGAGCTTAGAAATAAGCTTTACAAACTGATTAGCCTGTACTACGGCATAGAAATCGTCACTGTCAACCTGTTCTGTGATATACAAGAAATTATCACCATCTGTGGTAAGAAGTATAAGTGCATTATCTTCTACCTTGATTGCTATCAGCTCTGTTAAAGGTTTGAGCTTATTATTGCCAACTCCCTTAGACGCCTTTGTTGTCATTTCCTGAAGTTTTGTTGTTTTAAAAGTTACCATGTCTATCCTCCTGTTTAATTTACTTCTCTCCAATGATTTGCAAAGAAACTCTTTCTCCTCACGGTTGTAGGTTTCCCGTCATAATCCATATAATCAAATCTCGTTTTATTTGGCTGTTTAATGTCAGCCTGTTCCATTTGGTGTTTTGCTACTGACCTCTTAAGCTTTCTTAAACTTCCCATACTATTCCTCCACTCTGTATTTATCACTGATTATCTTAGGTACAGCATATTTCCAATCCACATTATGATGTATTCTTGCATGATTATTGCCAATAATGCCGATTTTAGTAAACGATGGACAGCACATAACTGTATAAAAGCTCTTTCTATATGTACCATCTCCCGTGTAAGCGCCTGTAAGCCCGCTATCTCGGTCTTTCTGTTGTGTATCAGTCTGATTTATGCTAACGTCCATAATAGTAGCAAATAAGTCACCTCGTGCACCATAGACACAATATGTATTTACATCCTCATTCAAGTAACCTATAAACGTAAAAGGTCGGTCTACTGAGCATAAAAATGTGTTCATTGCCTTTCTCATAAACCTAGCTTTGAAGTGTGAGCCATCTATGCCACCTAAAAAATCGCCATTCTGAGCAATGCACAGCGTCTTCATACTAGGTATGCTAATATAATACTCCAAAAGAGCTTCAAACACAACATCTAGATTTGTTGGAAACAATGCTCTTAAATGTCCATCTTCCTCAAATCTGAACTGAAATTCATAGTAATCTTCGTCATACTCCATGAAATATTTATATCCAAGCTCTTTCGCCTTAGCAAAACAGGCATTTCTCGCAAATACAACTGTATTCATTGCTGAATCGTTATCCATTCGGTCAAAAATTCTAGCTACTTCACTCTTATTGAATGTTATCACCCTTTTCTCACCAAACTTTGCTACGTATGCCTGATAAGATTTATCCTCATCATCCAACAGGATATACCAATCTCCTGTGTACCCGTATTTGTGTAGTGAATTGGCTGTCAGCACTCCATCGGGATTTCCGTGACTAAGGATAAAAATGCAAAGGTCATTTAATATCTTTGGCTTTCTTTGCAAGGTTTCCGTCATTCCGTATCTCCTTTAATCTTCTTGACAGCTTCACATACCCATTGGAGATGGCATCATCTATATCGATAATAACTAATGCTGAATCTTCCATGAGTTGCTGTGTTTCTCTGTCAGCGTGTGCATAATAATCAGCTATAAGCTCATAATTAAACACAATGTGTCTACTCGCTGATAATCGTAAAAAGTTCTTTATATTTTCAGGCACAGAAGACGCATTTATTCTGTTTAACAAACCAACATATTTGTGAGTGTCACAAAGGCTCATCAGGTCAGGTTTAACATCCCTTGGAGCGTATTGTGGTATGTTAACGTTTCGAGAATATTTCAAACTTCCCTTCATTGCGTCTGTTTCTCGTTCAACTTCAAATAATCCCAACTATAATACACCCCCTATTCTTCATCCTCATCTTCGTCTTCTTCAAACTCAAGCTCAACACCATACCAACATTTAGATACGGTGACATCGCATTTGATTGGCATACCCAATATCTTTTCCGCAGCCTTGCTCATGGTCTGAGCTAATAAATTTGAACATTCCTTAGCATTAACCTCAGGGCATTCGGCTATTATTTCATCGTGAACAGGAAGTAGCATCTTAAACCCAAGCTCTTTCAAGCGCTCATTTGCAAAAAGGTCTATCATAGCTAATTTGGTCAAATCTGCAGCACTACCCTGAATCCTAGCATTTACGCACTGTCTTGTGGCTCTTGCTATCTTAGTTCTATTACTGATTATGTCAATGCCCTCAGCTTCAGCATCTCTAAATATCTTATTTTTCTCTTTCTTATATCTTGCATTCTGAAGTCTGTTCCAATAATAATCACAGATATTATCAGGCACTTGATTATCATCGATAGTATCAAAGTCTAAAGGGTCATCATATGGATTAGACTTTCCCTTCATCCATTTAAAATCGTACTCAGGTAACTGTAAGTCAGGCAATCTTCTTTTTCTTCCGCACACTGTAGTCACATACCCAAGCTCTCTTGCCATCTCCAAGCTATCATTCTCAAATTTCTTTATAGCTGGGAATCCTTGAAAAACTGAATCTTTGATTGCCTGTGCTTCCTCTTCAGAACACTGTAATTGCTCAGCAACACTCGCTGTACTTCTTCCATATAAAACGCCTAATAAAATCTTATATACCCCTACTTTCGTAGTATTTAAAAGGGAATAGACTATCTCATTTTCCGTCGCCACGGAAACAGCACTTCCATTTAAGGGAATCTCACCCACCCGTACAAATAGGGTCGTACTTCTATTGCGAAATTTCATCGCCATTGGAATAGTCGTTACACTTGCTACTTGACTTTAATATCTTCTTCCAACTATAACCATAGGCACTCTTAGCTTTACCATAGCAAACCTCTCTAATCCTGTACTGAATTGAAGAAAGCTTACTTTTAATGCCTAAAAGATGTCTGACATGCTCAGCACACTCGTCAAAATCTGTAAATCTTGCAATTTCAGTGTTATCAAGATTGCACATCACATAAATATACTTTCGACTAGCTTCTCTCATTTTTTCAATAGAATCGCTTGTGTGCAACTTACCGAAAAATGGATTTTTATCAGCTACTCTCAGTTTAGCCTTTTCAGATAGCTTATGTCTGTGCTCTTCTGAAAAAACAGCACCTGTTAACTTTTGACTTATCTTCTGTGCTCTCGCATCCTTTTGTTCTTGTGTAGCATTTTTCCACCAAAGCTTAGATGCTAAGCTAAGTTTATGAATGCTTAACTCTGAATGACTTTTACCACTAAATCCCTCGCTACTATGTCTCCAAACATTATACCCATTTGGCTGTAAAGTAGCTAGCTTATCGATATAATAGGTTTCGACGTCCAACCTGATATCATCATTAACTTCATCAAGAATCTGATAATCAAAATTCTCAATTCCATATAATTGCATATCACGGTGTAATGGAATTGTGTGATTTGAATCAGTGAAATGCGCCATAAATCGCTCTTTTACAGCACACAAGCACTGTCCAACATATTGCATGTTATTCAGTTTATTTGTTATAAGATAGATATATGCCATATTGCACCTCCAATGTTAATTTAACATAGAACATACAATATGTCAAGTAGAATAGCACGGTATTATCTTGGGACTATTGTATCCTTTAGACTTTCACCGTTAGCAACCATTTACACGGTCACACCACTTTGTTTGTGTTCACTTTGTTATTCAATATAGATTACTCTATAAGGGAGCAAAAATATTAGTTTACTCTTAGCATTGCCTCTATATAACTTGCCCTCAGGATTGGTCTTATCAGTCTTATTGCCATTTTCATCAAGATAAAACTCAAGGCAATCCTCATAACTTCTATGAAAAGATACGCTTGCTATCTCTGAATACAAATCCTTGCCTTGCATAAAGGTATTATACATTTGAGGGTCACCTTGCTGTCGGCATAACGCCGCAAGACATTTCGGTTCTTGCTGACTAAAGTCACTTGACAACAATACATTACCATCGCTCGCTATGAACGATTTACGAATATCATGGTTCTTTGACGGGATGTTCTGCAGATTAGGGTCACTACTTGAAAATCGCCCCGTGTCAGCACCATACTGATTGAATGAACAGTGAATCCTGTTATCTTTTTGCTCAACACAGTTTGGTAGCTTGTCTATATAGGTGTTTACTAGCTTTTCGGACTTTCTAAATTCAAGAATAGCTTTGCATATCGGATGGTCTAGGCTTTTCAGTATATCCTTGCCTGTACCTCTTATTGGCTGTTTGGTTATCTTATCTACGCCAGCATCTAACTTCAGGATATCAAAAAGCAAAATCTCTAGCTGTGATGGACTCGCTATATTAATAGGATTGTCAAGCTTAACCTTAGGATGTGCTTTCTTATATGCAAGTAATTCAGCTTCATACGGCTTCAACAGTCGGTGTAGTTCTTGCATCTGTTCGTCAAGAAGTGTGTGATATTTAACAGCAAGCTCCTTGTTATAATCAAAATCAAAAGCTACGCCTGTATCTTCCATATCAACCACGACATTGACTATCGGCATTTCAATATTCTGAAATACCCAAGCTACTCCATTCATACCATTTCGGTCTTTAGGAGAGCACGCTGGGTCATATGTAAGGTAAGGTCGCTGAAAGTCACAGAACTCTGTGGTAATTACAGGGTCGTGTCCTGCATATAATAAAGCTGTGTCCAAAGGTATATTTGTAAAAGACACCTTCTTGAACAGCTCATCAAATGCAAAAGCATCCCCTTTTCCACCTAAGCAATATTTATTATGTAATGCTTTCAAGCCCATCTGTGATTTAAGCTCATTCTCGTTCATAAGACGTGCCCCTATCGAGGCATCCCATGTACAATAAGTATCCACAACGCCAAACGCTCTCATAAACCGAATATCAAATGACGCATTGAACATATCTATTGACGGCTTAAAATCATGGTTAAACAACCATTCAAACTCCCTTATGATTATCTCAGGTGGGAGCTGTCCCTTTATAGGCTCGCCTGTTATATAATTTACATGATTGATTGGGATATATGCACCCTTTTCTCCACGTCCATTAATACATATCCCAGCTATTCTATGCTGAAATGGATTTAAACCCTCTGTCTCAGTATCGATTGAAATATACCTGTTGTCCTGACAGGATTTTAAGTAGGAATGTAGCTCTTCCTCACCCATTATAAGCCTGTGTTTATCTCGGTAATCACCAAGTGCTATATCGACCTTATGAACTATATCTCTTATCTGACTAGCAAGACCCCCACTCCGTTGAGAAGTGGGAGTCTTTTTAGGCTTATGTTTTGCTTTCTGAAGTATTTCCTTATCCGTACTTGAATCCCGTCGTATTGGAACTTCAAATAATGGCATTAGAATACCTCTCTTCTTCCTCCACTAGTAGGAGTACGTCTAGGCGCTTCCTGAGCGCTCTGTGCGCTTCCTCTACGGATTATAGACTGATTATTAGCCTGACCACCCTCGTCAGGGAATGTGCCTCTCTTTACCCAATAATCAAGCTCCTCAAACGTCTTGTCTAAGACGATTGTTCCCATTGCATCAGGAACTTCATCAAAAGCTTCAAGTGTGGTGTCATCCTGACCTGTCTCATAAATCTCGTAAGATGTTTTGGTGTCCCCAGGCTTGCCGTTTCTCTCAATCTCAAAAGTATGTGATACAAGATTAGGAAATCTTGCACAGATACTAGAAATCTTAGCGCCGAACTGTTTTCCTCTTTCCCATGTTTGCATCTTATCCTCTTTGATATTGTACAAAGGAATAAAATACTTAACTGTTACAGGCATCTTCGCTGCACAGCACGGACAAACGTCCATAGGCTGTCCATACTCCCTAAGACAGTTTACATAGCGCTTCTTGCCATCAACGTCAATCTCATGAACGGCAAATCCTTCAACATCTTCAATTCCGTTAATCAGAAATCTGACAGGTGCTACTTCTCGGTCATTCTTAAGACTAAAGAATCCTCCACCACCCTGTCCACCATAGTTTTCAGCTTCAGCAACTCCAAATCGTGCCATCGTTTTTCCTCCTTTAAGGTTTGTGTAGTTTTATAGTTTTTCTTTCTCTTCTCAGGTGTGCTATTATGCCAAAGAAATATCTAACTGTCCCCATGCTCACCCTTGCTTTTCCTAGACAATCTCAGTATCAAACAAGTGGTCTGTTATAATAACAGTATGAGAATGGTAGTATCTCACTCCTTAGATGATGGTTACTTCTAAGCCCACATCCCTGAGTAAAAGAAACAGCCCTTGGTGGATTCGAACCACCGTATGAAGGTGTCAAAGACCCATGCCTTAACCACTTGGCTAAAGAGCTGTAAGTGGCAACAGTGCCTTGTTGCCACCTCATGAAGTACTATGAAATTGGGTATATTGCCGAACATTCTATTTGCAAAAGGTCATTCTCGGCTTCGCCTTGCTAGCGTGGGTGAGGATTTGAACCTCACATGATTAATATTGTGCCCGTAGGAATTAATCTTTACATATAAGCGACTACCCATTTCGCCACCACGCCAAAGCAACAAAGAAAGCAAACAAAAACAAAACAGATGATATAATGACGTGGGTGAGGAATTGAACCTCACCTACTCTGACCTTTAATCCGTCAGACACGCCGTAAAGTTGGAAGTAAAAATGTATATGTATGGGGTCTCAAGCATTGGTAACTGAAGTAATCTTGAACATCAGATTGGTCTGAGTCTTGCTGTACTTATCATAAAGTCCGTCAGCCTTAAGAGCCTTGGTATCAACTACCTTCTTCTCATATGCCTCATAAAATATTCTGTGAATACCTGTATCAATGCTATCCACATTCTGTGCATCAAGTTCAGCCTTGATTTCAGCCTTTGCTGAATCAGCGATTGCCTTAAGCTCCTTAATCTGTGCCTCAAGTAACTCGATTTCGGTAATCTTTGCGTTAATCTGTGCGTTTGTCATAACTTTGTTCTCCTTTTTAAGTTTTTATAGTTTTGTAAGTTTTGCTCTGTTCCCTTGGAACAATTATAATATATCATAATGTTTGTTAGTTGTCAAGTATTTTTTTGAAAAATTTTCAAATTTTTATTCCTGTATTTTGTCCCTGATATAAAGGGTCATCTTGTTCTTGCCTGTAACCTCAAAGTGAACTACTTCCTTGCGTCCGTAATGAACCCTTACAGCATTCTTATCACCTGTAAGTAACTCAAACGGGTCTGAAAAGTATCCTTGCTTGTTAGCATCGATAAGCTTGAACATCGTAGCTCCTAAATCATATCTTGTTAATTCTTCAACTGTCGTATAGTTTTCCTCCGTTTTCTAAGCTGTCCTTTGTTTCTTGACACCATTATAATAACATAGTATATAATGTTTGTCAATACCTTTTTTATTAACAAATTATAAATTTTTAAAAATATTCTACTAAGCTGTCAAACATCTGTTTGTCCATGTCATTTATATCTTTTGCCTGAGCTAAAGCCCACTTATATTCTGTAATGATTTTATTTTTAACATTTTCTCTAATGCGTTCTCTTGCTTTCATTCCAGCCGAATCAGCATCCGTAGCTAGAATATACTTCCGACAGGGTAAAGCCCTTAATTGACTAAATTGAAGCGCTGTACCTAATCCGTTTAGCGCCACACTCGGTTTTCCATAAACATAACAGGTCAACGAATCAATCATTGACTCGCAGATTATTATCTCACTTGGAAATTTAGGCAACTGATATAGCTCATATAGTCCATATAAAGGCTTTTCAGCCTTGGACGGATAATTAAAGTATTTTGTATTGACTGAACGTCTTGCTATAAATAGCGTGCCACCCGTCTTATCCCGAATCGGAAAAGTCAAGCACTGAGTATCCTTATCATAGCCAATATCAAAAAGCTCAATCACTTCGTCTGTCAGCTTACGCTTACGCATGTACGGGTGTAGATAACGATAGCTGTCTAGCTCATCTTCTGAAACATATTCTACCTTTGTCTTTTTTCGCCCTCGGCTAACATCAAGCTCAATCTCTTTACGCTCCTCTATGGCAACTGTAAGAAAGTTTTTCAGAAGCCAATTCCATCCAAATAAATCTGTTTTGTCATCTCCACCAAGCGTGTATGATATAAGCTCAGGAAGACTTACTACCTTATCACAAGCAAAACAATGGCAAACTCCTGTATCTTTTCGGATTCCCATTGAGGGTCGTCTTTCCTGTCCCCCTTTATGATAAGGACAAGCTACCATCAGATTGTCAGGAGTGTCCTGAACAACCTGAAGTAGATTTATTCCGTTGAGTTGTAGCTGATTCCTCAATTCCTCGATTATCTCATTACAGCCTGCATTAAATATCGTATTATTTATTGTCATTAAAACACATCTTTCTTGTTTTTAAATTTATCTCTCTGATTATCAGCCCTCTCCCTTGAACGTTCTCTAGGTTCAGGGTCGTCCATTGACGGGATATAAGTGTATTTTCCTGTGTTAATATCCCAAGTATACTTAAGCTTTCCACCTCTAAATCCGTTCCTATTCTTCTTAACCCCAATCTCAAGTACATTATCCTTCTTTTGCTGAATAGAAAGTATCTTACTTGCATTGTGCGATATACCATCGCTGTCCCTTATGCTCTCCAACTCAGGTGTTCCGTCTGATTCTTCCCCAACTACCCCTGACCTGTTTGCCTGTACAACAGCCAACACAGGTATCTCTAGTTCATTTGATAACGCCATGAGGTCTTCACTTATGTTAGTAAGCGACTTGGTAGTACTGTCACCTTTCTTATATCTCTCATCAGTAAGATAAGTCATGCCGTCAATTGCTATCACGTCAAGCTTAAACTTCCTTACCCAATTTTTCAGTTTGGTAATTGTGGTCTCGCCATCAAAATCCTTAGGTGTAGACACTATAAACTTATTTGACTTCTTCGCAAGCTCGTCAATATAATCCTTGTATTCAGTATCGTCGACATCTTTGCTTCCCGACATAAGTGACCTGTTGGAGTAATGGTTTCTTAAGGTATCAAATCTGAACCCTAGTTTAGTATCTGACATCTCGGCTGAATAATAACCAACATTAAATCCACAGCCCCATATATGCGAACAGATAAGCTCCAACAACCAACTCTTGCCATTACTTGTCCTTGCAACTATTAACAAAAATTCTTCTTTTCGCTCTATGCCATCTATCAGGTCATCAAGTTCCTGAAGCCCACTCTCAAATCGCCACTTATCAGGATTGTCCCTACGCTCTTTAAAGGCGTCATATCGGCGTTTTGCTTGTGAGACTATGTCTATTCCACCTATAGCATAATTAGGCTGTAAAATGGCAAGCTGTGACGCCATATACTCGGCTGCAGCATTGCTGTCGGTCTTAAGCAACTCAGCATACCTTTTCATGACAGGAATAGATTGCCTATACAAGTATTCTTCTCGAATGGTATCAACTAAATATTTATCGCTTTCAGCCACATCAACTAGCTCAATCTCAGGAAATTTATCTAAAAATGTTTCCTTATCAGGAACATTGCCATACTGTTGTACGTGATTCTGTATGAAATCATATTCTTCCTCATATCCTTGAAAGTAATCCCTTGTCAGGAAGTTTTCTTCCACCATAGCATTACTCTTGGACTCCAATATCTTTGACAAAATCTGTAATGCCGTCACCTCATATCACCACCTTTAAATGTTATAACCTCTGTGTCATTGCCGAATACACGGCTTGTCAACTTTCGTCCAAACTTCTGTTCTAGCGCATCAGAGGTCTCTATGTTGCCTGTAAAAATATTAGACTTCAACCCTAAAAACCGATTATCCATATACACAAGTAACTGTGAATAATCATAGCCACTCATGTTTGTACTTGCTATATCATCCCATATAACAAGGTCGGCTGAAATCAGGTGCTTCTTTATATGTTCAAACTCAGGGTCGGTGGTCTTAAAGTCTTTGGCTTTCATAAGAAATGTCGGCACATGAACAAACAACCCTCTGACGTTAAACCCATTGCCACTCCATACTTGGTCAAAATACTTCAGTAGTAACTTTATTGCCCAACTAGTCTTGCCATTACCTGTGGTAGCACTTGCAATGTACAGATTCTTGCCCTGTTCAACAAAATCCACTATATTGTTCTTTATCTCAGCGAGACGTCGGTATGCTTCTATATCATCTTCAGGTGCTTTTAGTGGCTGTGGGCATTGACGTGCTTTAGGCAAGCCACTACTCTCCATTAGATGTTGCATCTCTAAAAACTTTATACAGTTAAGGCACTCTGACACATCGGCAAGGCATACGTCCTTATACCAACAGTCTTCGTTCCTAGAATAATTCTCCATGTTCTAGTATCTCCCTTCTCTCTTCAGCGCTTACTTTTCGACAGCTCATGTTCTCTGTTTCGGAGCTGATTATGTCCACACGGCGTGGACGGGTGTAGGTCTTTAAATCATAGAAGCTTGCATATCCGAGTTCAGTGCTCTGTTTTACTACCTGAACAGGGTCTCCTGAACAGGTGTCTATCTTCTTTAGTAACGCTTTCCACTGTGCTATGTATATCGGCTTATCTCTCATAGACAGCCTGAGCTTTAGATAATCTGTGAGCGCTTCCTGAAGTTGCTCATTGTCTGTATATTCCTCTATAGCCTGTACACATTTATCCCATAAAGACAGCTTCTTTGCTTTTGGCGTGGTCGCCCCTTCTATTTTGCGTTTCTTCCTGACATCATCACTATACATATGTTGTTCAAACTCTGACAATCCTTCTGTATCATTTTCTATATAAGGTTGTCTAGGATTATCCTGAGTATTTTCCTGAGATATTTCAGGAGAAGCTTTTGCTACTATATCTTTAGATATAGTACTATTTTCTAATTTACTATCTAAAAGTAACTGATTATCTGAGGGGCAATTTTTTGCCCCTAATAGGGGGTCATTAG